AATACCTAATAGATAGAGAAGCAGTGAACCGGCAGCAGAACCACGACCGCAGCCAACCAAGATACCGTTACGCTTACACCAATTAACGGTGTCATACTGGACGAGCAAATAATCTACGTTGTCAGTAGACTCAATGATGTACTTCTCCAGTTCCATTTGCTTGCGATACTCATCTATCCTATCCGGTGGTGCTAATCTCTGCAAACCTTCTTCGAGCAGCTGCGTGAACATATTGTGTGTAGTGCCATACTTAGCAGCTTCTTCTTCGGTCATGTCGTACTTCGGCATGAAGTTGCGAGTTGTTTCAAACTTAGCTACGGCACCATCAGCAATCTTGTAGGTGTTGTCGCAGCATTGCTTGAAGATAGCGTATATATCCCACTTAGCTTCATCGAACAATTGAGTAAACAGGGCGTACTGTTCGTCAATGTCTTTAAAATACTGTTCGTTGCTTTGTTCGTGAGCCGCACCTGTTGCAATCTTATTGAGGATAATCTTGTTTCGCGCATCGTCTTTATCGAGGTAGTAGCAGTCAGTGATAAGCACAGGCTGTATGCGACCATGTTTGTAGATATTATCGAAGTAGTATTTGGTTGCCTCTAATACACGAATGTCAATGCGTTCAGCTTTGTATTCTGAGAGATCTACTTGATACATTACGTTAATATAGCTATCAAGGAGCATATCTACAGCCTCAGCGTTATCAACAACCCATTTTGATGAATACTTATCGAGGACAATGATGTTGCCACCGCCACGTTGCACCAACTCATTAAAAGGAATAATATGGTCATCGCTATCTACCATAATCGTTTTTTGTATGCGAAGTAGGTTGCGTAAACCTTCCTGAGTTTGCACATATACTTTTGCTCCTACCTTAGCTCCATCATATTCAAATGTCAGTGAGTAACCAAACACAGGTTTGATACCGGCAGCTTTGGTTTCCTTTTGCAAGATGAATAAAGAAGCCATCGTATTGTAGTCGCATACTCCTATTGCATCATGACCGAGATATTTAGCTTTCTTTATCCACATATTCAGCATGAAAGAGCCGTTAAGCAGCTCAAAGGGAGTATGTACGCCTAGGTTGATGTATTTGAGGTCAATCTGAGCAGGAGCGTGAGTGCCGACAAACTTGAAGACATTCAAGCTGAATGGTTGGTTGATGTTGTGGATATACCAGTTGTCACCAAACTTAAATACAACATGGTTAATTTCATCAGCCTTCAATGTATTCAAGTTCTCCACACAATGAAAGTCAAGACTGCCATCATCACGCTTGACAAAGATTGATTTGATTATCTCTGTGTCCTGAATGAACGCCTTGCCTAATCCAATGATGTTGATACATTCATCATCGACAACCTCGTATGCTATCTTGTTGGCTTGTAGCCATTCCAATAAATCTTCATTCATATTTAGACGGTTGAGAGTTTGTATTCTCGTGGGGTTAAGATGTTGTAGGCAAACGTGTTGTATATATCTGAGCGATCCATTTCATCCCAGTCTTTGCCATCACTCTGTATTCGAGCGATATAGACATCAAAGTATTCATTCAGTTCAGCAGCAGCTTTATGTATTGCGGCTGTTGCATCTGAATCGTAGCCTATTACAACTGTTCTTACCCCCTTGCTTTGAATCTTATATATTTGTGCTTGCGATATTTTCTTACCAAATGTAGCAACGACAGCAATTCTCGTATTGTCATACAGGTCTAGCTTGCGCGTCAATGCAATCACATCAAAGACGCCCTCAACCAGTATCACTGTGTCGGTTTCATCTTCTATAATTGCATCGTAGTTGTATAACAGCTTTACGTAATCGTTTTCGGTGCTGTTGTTGTAGCGTCTGATCTCATACTTGCCATTGCGTTTTGCTTTGGTGTTGTACTCGTCAATCGCATCTTTAGACCACGTGTGTCTTCCAATATAGCCAACCATATCGCCATTATCAATGATTGGGAACACTACGTAGTCATCGTATTTAAAGTTCAAGCCTCTGGTGGTGCCTACAGGGAAATAGTCGTAGTCATCATACACAAATCCGCGAGCAGCGAGATATGCGTTGTTGTAGCAGCGTTTCCACCCTTCAGGCATATTAATGATGGTTAGTTCATCGTCAATATCTTCGCTGTCGATAGAAAAGAATCCTGATAGCTCTATTGGCTTGAAGTCCGCTCGTTTCTCAACTATCAAGTCAGAACGACCAATATCTTCTAACAATTGATTGAGCGAGCCTGTTGTGTGACCGCATTTGAAACAGTGAGCAACAAAGAGTTTCTTGCGCTCCGTTTCAGGTCCAATGTATATACCGAACTTAGAACCACCTTTGCCACAGTACGGACACTCAGGAACAAGTATGTTCTTTCGGCTACCGTCTATATGACCTTTTAGCGTGATAATCAGTTCTTGAATAATGTAATCTCTTTCTTCTTTACTTATTTGCATGTTCTGTGTCTTTTTGAGCGTTATTGCGTCATCGCCAGTGTTATGCTGCGTTGTCGGTCGTAGAATTGCTCATTCTGATAGTCTGTCGCAATCTTGAATACCTTAGAAGGTTTCCAGAAACGAGCCTTAGCAACGAACAAGCGCATAGTCGCATCTTGCCGCTCTTGGCTTGATTGGTTAAGGGTAATCAAGTGAGTTACCGGTCTGGCGATACCCTTAGCCTCTGCGATATTTTCAGCTGACAGTACGTTCTTTTCATCGTCAAGCCAATCCTTGTTTTCAAAGGTAGCCTGATAGGTAACGATGAACCACGCATCAATATCAGAAGCCATATCCTTCAGGTCATTTGCGACCGATATACGTTTCAGACGTTCACCTTTTTCAGTGTAGTGTCTGCCCGAACTATCAGTAAGCAAGTCCATTGAGTCTATGATTACAACATCAGGTGTCTTGCCATAGAACTTAATATACTCCTGAATTGTGTTTCGTACATCTCGTGTCGATACATCACAAGCGAACTTGGTGTACGCTTTAATCTTGACTGAACCGGCTACTGCTTTGAGCTGATCTTCAAATTCCTTCAGTTGTTCAGCAGTAAACTTACAGTTTTCGTAGTCGAATGTACTACGTTGTATAAATGAAGCAGAGTAAGCATTGAATACTTCGCTTTCACTTCCTTCAAGCTGAACGTGTAAGACATCAAGACCGTCCATCATACAGGCTTGCTTGCCGACATAGCGAGCTATATGGCTCTTACCGATACCGGTGCAAGCGAGGAAGCAAGTTAATTGACCACGCAAATCACGACCACCGTTAAGCGAATCCAACTGGTCGATATAGAATCGTGTAACAGGTACGCGATGTGTCATGTCATTCTTGCGGTCTAAGTTCCTCTTGTATCTCAGCATGAAGTCGCTGGCTACATCAAGAAACTCTGATAATTGTAGGCTAAATTGGTGCGCCCAATCAGCCCATTCTGATACAACTTCCATACCCTTGTCGATAGCTCCGCTGTTAAAGAAGTTACCGGCTTTAGCAATTGCATCTTTGAATTTGACTTGCTTAATATATTGTTCGATATAGTTAGTTACGTCTTTTTCACTCAATTCAGAGCCTGTATCTGCAATATCATTAAGCAGCATACAAGCAGATTTTGAGCTTATCAAGGATTGCTTTATTATGCTTATCTGTGGAATAGAGTTATTCTTACGGTGGTAGTCACATAAGGCGGTATGCACAGCTTGGAAGTCTTTATCAGGTAACATCTCCTTAGAAATGTGTTCTGATACAATGGCAGCGATATACTCCTTGTGGAAGCATGTAAAATACAAGTCCATCAAGAAGTCTTCACTAAGTAGAATTTTATTATTGTTAATCGCCATTTTCGCGCCTTAATTTGTATATTTCTGGATATTTCGTTTTTGTTTCTTCTTGACAGTCCGAGATGAACTTGCAAGTTTGACAAGCCGGAGAAGCCGGTGTCCAGCCTAGAGTTGATTGCTGACAGAGCATATAGCCTATCTCTTGGTTCAGAAACCTGCTTTTGGTGTGATCTTCGCTTTCGAGATAGATATATTCAGCTAAAGGGTGCTGTGTTCTGTCTTGTATCAGTGCAACCAAGTCCTTGCGGTTAATCTTGTATATCTGAAGCCAAGAATTTTCGTAGAAGGTCATTTCTCGCTTACGCTCTTTGAACTTCTTGATAGCCATTGGACCGAACACCTTATTGATGTTGTCCTTTGTAGAGCAGTTCCTTCTCGTATAAAAAGCATATATGAGGAAGTCTACCAGTCTATCGTTATTCACTCCACCAAACTCTTTATCGAGCCTGTTGATGAAAGTTGTAAGCGTCTTTACTGTACCCCCTCCTTCGTTCAGAGTGAAAGAGGGGGGCAGCTTGCGAGTTATGTCCTGATAAACGCGGATAATGTTCCTAATTTGTCGTTGTGTATCTTCTGTCGCCATCACGAGTTAGATGTTTTCTTAAAAATTGTCTGGCTAAGAATAGTCGGCTTTTAACGGTGTCAACATTCTTAGAAGCGAGAGTACCATTGTTGTATTGGACTTCGGCAATCTCCTTCAATGAATAGCCAAACTCTTGTAACAGAAACGCTTCGCGATGGATAGGATTCATGCGGTCGATAACGTAGAGAATATCATCGTTGTATAATTCACGCCAATTCTTCTCATCAGTAGTGCCTGTCGGAGTGTATTCAGATGAATATACTGGGATAGAGGCATTACCATCTTCGTCCATAAAATCCTCAATGTCAACGTCATAACTACGGTTGTTGTCACGTTCCTTATCTCTATTGAGCTTGAACACATGTCGCTTGGTGCAGATATGAATCCAAGTCCTTATATCCATAGCCTGATTATAAGTTTCAATGCCAAGATAGAGAATCGTTAAAACGCTGTAATAGTTATCCTTAACATCTTCCGGTTTATTCGTATATTGCATTGTCAATTTGTAAACCATCTTTTCGTATGGCATTACAAGCTGTTCAAACAACATAGTCTTGCGTTTTGCTTCTTCTTCGCTTATTGGTTGTCTTCTTTTTCGTTTTGGACGTACCGCTTGTTCCATGTAGCTGCTACTTCAGAGTTAAACATCATAGCAGCTTCGGCAGTCAAGCCGTTGCCCTTGCAATAGCGTTTCCAGCATTGCTCACGTCGAACAAATTCACGTCTTACCTCATCATCGGTAGGTTTGGGTTTGCGGTCAAGGAAATCATAGAATCCCATTAGCAAATCTCCAAGTACGGCAAAGTTTTTAGACACCGTTCTTTCTTTCAGTCTTCGCAGTCTTCTCGCGTAACTCATGTTAGTTAATGTATGTGTTTAAATTAAAGATTGAACTTCCTTACATAGTAGAAGAAAATGTGTGTTGCGTCAGCTTCGTTATCGTCAATAGGTTCAATGCCCCATCTACGCTTACAGAAGAAAATCATCGTTTCTTTGTCGGCATGTCCATCACCTGTAGCCCACTTCTTTACAGTTAAAGGGTTGACAAATATAGGTTCCGGTAAGTCGAGAGAGTCACATACTTCCATCAGTATGCCTCTAAATTCCGCTAATTTAACTGAGGCTTTGAAGCCGCCGGCACTCTTGCCCACGCTAACATCTTCAGCCACAATCTGACGTATATTATGTTTAGTTATGTAGTCAAGTAGAGTATCGCGAAAAGCCTTGTGTTGCTTGTTGTCGTTACGGTGCTTGGCTTCAGTGAAGTTCCACGTACCACTGTCATGTACTGAATGGTACCCGCAGTGGGTGGCAATGTCCAGTGCTAATACTTGATTTTTTAGCAGTTGTGTGTCATAGTGCATTAAAAGTTAATTTTGAAATTCCGTTTTCTTTTCTCACGATTACCTTGTGGGGGTAATTCTCATGCACTAAACCATGACTGACTACCAAAGAAGTAATTTTAAGGCTGTTTAGTGCATCGAAGATGTTGGCAAGTCCGCTTTCATCTGTAGCGTCTAATATCTCATCTAACACAAGGAGATTTAATCCTTTACCATCAGGGCAGTTTAGGTTGCATAGCTTGTGTAGCGCAAGAACGCTGGCGAGATTTGCACGTGTCTTTTCGCCCTCAGAGAATTTACCAAAGGATCCACAATCTATACCATCTCGTACCAGCGAGATAGAGATTTTATCTCGTACCTTGCCTGATTTGAGTTTGGTGTAGCCTTGGAAGACGATCCTGATGTCAGAGCCAATCTTTTGTAGAAACTCGTTGGTGACGTGTGACAACGCTTCAATCTTGGAATTAGCGAGATAGGTCTTGAAGTCGATAAATCGGGCTTCTTGACTTTTCAGCACATTGTATTCCTTTTCGGCAGTATTCTTACTATCAGTTAGTGTTTTAAGGTCAGCTTCCGCATCAGCCTTAGAGCGCAATAGGATGTTAATCATATTGTCGCTGGAAGTAACATTAAGCGTAGCAATAGATTGATTATATGATGCAATACGACCTTCGTGCGCTTCTATCATTTGCTTCGCGTTAGCAATCATGCTGTCATAGTTAGTGTACTCTGCATCAATGATGTTGTACGCTTCATTCATCATCGTAGCGCGATAGTTAGCGATAGCAGCGGTCGTGACTTCAATCATATCAGCCTGAGCTTGAAGCAAGCCTGATAGACGTAAGTTCTCAGTTTGGTAGTTAGTAGCCTTATTTTGAAGTGTAAGTAGTTGCGTTTTAAGCTCTGTTGCCTTAGCTTCCAGTGCGTCAGAATCATCATCTACGTGATTAATTGATTCTCTAAGGCCTGTTATCTCCTGCTCGTTCTCTTGAATGGCAGTAGACATCTTATCCTGTTGTTTGCTGTTTGATTGTATTTCCAGCTCCAATTCGCTAATAGTCTTCTCTTGATTGAGTAAGAACTGGTGCTGACACTTGGGGCATACGATGGTGCCGGCAAGTGAAGCCTCAGCATTAGCAATCTTACCTGTAAGCATTTTGTGAAGACCGCGAAGCTGAGTGTTTTGTTCTTGTAGACTGATAATGCGCGACTTGAAAGCTGTAATCTTTTCTGCTACAACCTGACGATGTGACTGGCAAATAGCAAAAGCCTGAGAGTATTGTTGTTGAAGTGCCTGAGCTTGTTCTGTAACCTCTTGACAATCAACAAGGAATTGTTTAGCAATCGGCTCGTTTTCTTTGATGAACTGTTCAGCTTTGGTAAGTTCAGCTTGCGTGTCAGCGAGAGCCTGAGTGTAATCGCTAATTTCACGCAAGCCAAACTCAGCAAATAGATGTTTGATAGATTGGTAAGCTTCCGTCAAACCAATTTGTGTATCTTTCTCAATGGCTGAAACCGCATTGTCTAATTCATCAAGTAAGCTGATTTGTGTTTGATATTTAGTAATGTCTTCGTTTTCCTTGCGCATAGCCGCACGACTGTCGGCTATCTTCTGTTGGAAATTCGCTATCATCGCTTCCTTTTCAGCAGCTTTCTCTTTAGCTTGTTCTTTGGCGGCAGCTAATTGTTCGTTGATACCACATAAGCGACCTTCAGCATTAGCAACCAACATACCAAATGAAGTGAAGTTGGTGTTAGCGTTATCGAGGTCTACCTGAAGGTGTTCCAATGCTTTATCTACCAAAGCACCGTTAGAGAAGCGATTGATAAGGTCTTTCTTGTCCTTATCAGAAGCCATAAGGAACGGAGTATATTTGTGCTTGCAGAGAATAAAGTTATCGTACAAATCGTCTTTAGATAAGCCGATAGTATCAAGGATAAACTTATTATACTCTGCTACTGATGATTGTGCGCTATGTTGAAGGTCGTTAAGCTCCATATCACCGAATGATACCGCAATAGCTTGTGGGTTCTTACGACTTAGTGTGCGTTCAATCATCATAGAGCGTTTCTCAACAGCATTGGTAAGTGTAAGCTGGATGTAAGCTTCTTCTGCAATGTCGTTGATGATTTCGTCTGTCTTAATCTTACGTAGGGGTTCTCCGGTCAAGCCTATTGCGATAGCTTCAATGAGAGCTGATTTGCCTGAACCGTTACTACGTTGTGACTCGTTATCGAGGTTATCCCCAAAGACGAGTGTTGTGCAATCTTGTTGAGGTGAATAATCCAACTCCTTGAAAGCACATATATTAGTTGCAAATATTGATTCTAACTGCCACATATTACTTAATCTTATTGAGATATTTAACTCCGAGTTCTACGTCACTGATGTCCTTTTGCTGGCAGTAGTTAAGATATTCATCTCTAATGCCTTCTTCATTGTACTTGACATCGAAGTTGCTTGCATCAGCTACCGCTTTTGCCTCGTCTACATTCACAAATTCTACTTTGGTAGCACCTATTGTTTGTTGGATTTGTTCACGAGCTGTTTGTAGAGCTGCCAATTCTTCGGTTGTGCCTTCGATACGGATTTTAATTGCATCGGCAGCAGACTTAAAGGTTTTCATATAGTCTTCTATATCAGCAGCTTTTACTGAGTATGTAGCATATCTCTTGTTAATTGCGTTCTTAATAAAATCTACGCTGCCATCATCATTAATGATAGTATAACCCTTCTCAGCGTCCTCTCCGAAGTTATGTTGGCGAGAAGCACCGATGTAATAGATGTTTGTACCTTTGATACGTGTACGGTCGTGATAATGACCGACAAATGTCATATCAAATACATCGAAGATATTGGCTGGTAGTTCTTTATCGCTCGCTGTTGCCAGCGCACCATTAATACCTTCATGGATATATAAGTAGTTGGTTGCGTTTGAGTGATCCCTTTGAGCTATTTCAACGATTTTATTATATCGTTGAATAAAGCTGCCATTTTCAGGAAAATAACTCATTACAAACAGATTAAGTTTAGTGGTTAGTGGGATTACAGAACACACATCAACAACGTGTACAAGTGGGTATTCGCTGAAGATATGGCTATAACCTGCTATTGCTTCTTGGTCTACCTTGCAGTGGTTGCCCTCTGCGATGGTAAGAGTGATACCGGCATTGGTGGCTAATAAGATAGCCCTTTTCACTGCCATTAATACGTTTAAGGTCTGACCGGCACGAGATTGCCATAAGTCACCGCCAATGATAATATGCTTGATATTGCGCTCGATAGCGTGTTCTACCGCTTCTTCCCAATTAACTGTGAAGTCGTCAATATTATCTTTACTGGCGTGTATGTCGTTTATTAATAAGGCGATAGGGTTCATGTTTGTTTAAGATTGTATGGAGATTACCGGAGCATGTCGGATTACATGCCCCGGATCATCAAAATGAGAAGCCAATTAAGATTATAATGTACGTCTTGCGCGTCTTCTAGCAGCGGGTTCGTTAGTATCATCGTTGCGTTCAACACCATTGTCGGTGTCATCAGCTTCAGGAGCCACTTCAACAGGAGCAGCGGGAGCCACAGGAGCAGCCGGCTTTTGCTCGCTATTCAAAGCGTCTTCAATGTTGTTGAGAACATCTTCGTTAGTGTCTTTACGATTGATACGAATGT